ATTATAAAACTCTAATAAAATAGGATTAATTATATCATTAATATTATCTTGAAGTTGATTAGCCTTAAGAATTAAGGATGCTCCAGTTTGTGGGCTAAATTCTTTTGTTTTTCTTTTATTAGTATCTTTTTTATTAATCGGACGACCTTCTCCTGGTCTTCCTGGTGGTTCTGCTAATGGACTAGTTTTTTGTGGAGACTGTTTAGCTCTTTTAATATCTAAATCATTTTTTATTTCTAGATATGTTTTTTGTCCATTCTTTTCATTTAATTCTAAACCTACTTCACTAGGAGTAGCCATACCAAGTTGTAATGCTATCTTTTTCATTTCATTATCAATATTAGCATATGGGCCAAACTTATTAACCATTCGATTAGCATCTCTATCTCTTGACTCTCTATTAAGTCTTACTCTTTCCATTTCTGGATCAGCTCCAAATCTCTTCTGTAAAAATTCATCACTAATAATATTTCTATCAACTAGTTGAATTAATAGTGCTTTTTCTGCTTCTTCATTGCTAAGATCCATTCTATCAAATTCTATTTTAGCTGGATATCTAAATCCCATAGCCTTTTGTACTAATTCTATTTCTTGGTCCCAAAAGGTTACTAATACATCTCGTCCGTATTGTAGTCTTTGTGTTAGAGTTTTTAAACTAATAAAATTATTTGTTGTACCAGCTGCTCCATATGTGCCTGTTAGTGTTGGAGGAATGCCAAGACCAGCATAAACATTATTTAAGTGAGGAGTATATTTAGCCTCTCCTAAAAATTGATGAACATTAGTTTTGCTTTCTATTAATTCTAAATCTGGTCCCCACACGATATCCATTGTTCCACCACCAACATTATTTTGTAATATAGAAGCTAATTTAGCTGCTGCTGCTTTTGTTGGAGCGATTTTATGCTCTAAATTACCTAATTTAAATATACGAATATTACTAATAGCTCCATCTAAAGCTGCCATATCTGCTAGTTTTAGTTTCTCTAATACTGTAATATCATCCATAATAGCATATATAATAGGATATGCCCAAATTTGCCAATCATCTTTTTTATAATGAAAAACAGATGTTTTATCAGCATCAAGAGGATATGGCTTTTTGGTTTTAGCAGCTTCTATGATTTGTGGTGGTAGCTTATTAACAATTTCTAAGTCTTGTGGTGTTTTTGGACTATTAATAATCTTTCTAAGATGCGGTGGTACAATTAAACTATATTGTTTTTTAGTAACAAAAGAAGATAATGGACCAGCAGCTACTTCTACATAACAAGGATCAATAAAAGTATATTTCCAAGGTATTTCTTTTTTGGCTAAAATAATTTCTTCTTCTTGTATATTTTGTTCTGAAAAATCAGCGGCAGTAGCTTTGTACATATTATTGGTAGTTTTAGTACCAATTTTTGCAGTTTGCCTATTGATAACAACGTTGGCTGTTCGATATAGATTATTTAAGAACCTTTCGCTTCTATCTTTACCTCTAACTTTCTTAAACCAATTACGATAAAATCTTTCAATTCTTTTATTAGGATGTACTATTCTAATACCTTGAGATGAAAAGTCACTCATTAAATCTATAACATTTTTAACTAAGCCAACTTTCTGATATATATCGTCGGCTTTACGCATAATGTCTTTGACTCTTGTAGGCACAGCTTCCTGTGGTCTAAAATAGTCATAATCACTGCGACTTAATCCTGGTTTACCAGAAATTCCTGGTAATATATTAGAAAAATCATTTCTTAAATATAAAGGAGAAGCATGAGCATGTTGAATTCCATCATATTCTGACAAAGATTCTGATGATTTACTTAATGCTTCTGATCTGCTTTGTATGTCATCTCCCCATGTAACATACGCATCTTGTCCTTCTATGGATGCGTCATGGATAGCTTCACTTTTTGGATATCTGTTTTTTTTAGCCATATTAATTTAATTAATAGAATTATAGTTGTATTGTATTGTAATTACACCTATTTCTGAATTCCTATATAAATATCGTCGTTTGCTGCTTCTGTAAACCATGATGGTCCTCTATACATTTTATCCTGATTAGCCACAATACTTCTACTATCTCCTCCAATTATATCATATTGTGCAGGAGAGAGTTTGTTGGATATTTGCCTTGCTAACATATTAGCTATAATCAATGCGCTATATCTATCTTTTCTTAGCTTACCCTTTTTACCATTCGGCGTTTTGGTGTCTGGGGTGTCCCATCTGTCTCTAGCTCCGGCGGCTTGACTAGTTTGGGTCATTACTATTGTGGTTAATTCATTTTTAAGTTCTTCTATCTCTACTATGCATTCACTTAAAGAATCGTATAAAGGATTCAAGTCAGCTTCTAATATATCTCTACCTTCTAGTTCTAGAGATAGTCCTATTGATAAAGAATCAAATCTGGGAAAGATTGTTACTTTATCTTCGAAGTCTTTTCTTAATCCATGATTAGCTTGTGATACCCAATCTGCTTTAGCAAATTGTACTAGTTCTAAAATATGTTGACCGATTTGTACATCTGTATCTTTTGGTTTATCGTAGTCTACAACAGGCCAAATTAATTGTTCGCCATCTTGCAGTTTGCCGGGATCATGTAACGCTTCTTCAACGGCTACTCCTCCTCCCTGAGCATCCATGCCTATGACTAGGCATGGAAAAGTATTCATCAGATTGCGTATCTTACGAGCGCAGAATCCATAAAAATCATGTTCTTTGACTAAACCAATTTTTTGACGATCTTTAAAATTATTTCTGTTTGTAGTCCAACAATATACAACTCTTCTATGATCAGGATGTACTTCTAGAACTACTATACTAAAATTATCTTGTTCTGATGCTGGGTCAACTCCCATAACATATTTTTTGTTTGGATCACCTTTAACTGTTGGATCAAATAGTATCGGACCATCTTTACCCATAATAGGATTATCGTCTTTAGTAGTACAATTTTCTATTAAACTTCTTTTGAAGAATCCATCACTATCTGCTGTAAAACAAGCAGCATATTCCATATTATAAATACCACTATGTATAGTGGCCTTAGCTCTGGCTACTTGTTTATCATCCATGAATCCTTTTGGAATAAGTTCATATGGCATTCTTATAATAGAATAGTCTTTCCAACTAAAGTTTTCTGGAACTTCTCCATTGAAAATTTGTTGTAATTTATCTGGATCTCCTTGGCTTTCTATAATAGACTTATATCTTTTCCAATACTGAGCAAAATGCTTAAAGGAATAATCTGCTGTTCCTGATATAATAGCCTGATTACTTTTTTGTACTTGTAAAGATTCTAGTTCTTCTGACCATAATCCTTTTTCTATCATAGCTTTTCTTTTAGCTTCTGCTTTAACATTTTGAATAGGACTAGCGCTAACAGCAGCGAAACCAGAGACTACGGTTTCATAAATTTCTGGAGAAATAGATGCAAATTCGTCTGCTATAATAATATGTGCTCTTAAACCTCTAATTTTGTCTCCTGTACCTAAAGGAATAGCAATAGCCCAACTGTCTCCTAGTCTTATAGTACATCTGTCAACATCTCGTCTTGGTCCATCATCATTTCCACTAAAAATACTTCTAAGAATAGGACTATTACGCCATAAGTTTTCCATATATTCGAAAATAATTTTACTTTGTCTAAATGCAGAACCGACGATGACAATTTTTGTAGAAGGTACGAAAATACATTTCAGAGTAGCATATAGAGCCAATAAAAAAGATTTACCAAAACCACGAGAGGCTATAAACATAGGAAATGGTCTGTCCCAAAACTCTTGAAGAATAGCTACCTGTATAGGATGTAATTCGATATTAAATAACATTTTTACCGTAAATCCAAAATACTCTGGATTTCTCATAAGCTTCATAAGATGCAAATCAGGATTTTCTATATCTATTTCTGATCTGCCTATCATTGGATTATGCTTGATAATGATGTTATCAAGATCACCTAATCCAAGCCATGCATCATCAAATATTTTTTTGTTCTTGATTTCCATATTTAGAATAAACCTTGTTCATAATTGATTCTGCATAAATTTCTGCATTAGCTTTAGATCCACAAAATATTACATATATATTGTATACTAATGACATCTCAATAAAGTTTTTAATAATAAACTGTGGTCTAATTTTAATTTTATCCCATAGTCTTTTTGGTATATCTGATCCTATTGGAAAATCCAATGCATCGTTTAAATCAAATTCTAATAATATAAATGGAAATCTATATTTTGACATTCGTGATAAAACATCTTTAAATCTAGATTCTGTGATATTATTAGCAATTTCAGAAATATTCCTTTTGCGTTCTATACATAATATATTTTCTAAACCCTGTATAGAATAATCTCCAGTATCTAATTTAGATACAGCAATAGTATGCTCGGGAAAACTCCATGGTTTTTGTTCACGAGTATCGACAATAATAGTATAATCATGTTTTTGCATTAGCCTTTGCCAAAAGTCTTCGTGATTTTGAGATTGCTCTTTGAACCATTAATTTCGCTACTGTTTTAATGAATGGAAGCCTACGCTTTTTAGCTTCTTCTTCTAACCATCCTATAATGTGATCTAAATTTTGCTCACACCAATCTGGTCCTCTAGTATTCATTTCTAATGCTCGTCTTTTACAAGAACACGTTGGTGCACTTTTTATTCCTAAGCTACTAAGCATACCACTTAAAATAGATCCTGGACCGTTAGGATCAGCTTCTAATGTTTTTGGTAATAAAGACTGTAAAAATATCGATGGATTTTCGCCTAGTAAACTTAGTAATTTGTCTTCAAATGCTTTTTCTTTATTTTTTAATTCTGATAGAGAGTTATAGCTTCTAGGACCAAACAATAGAACTTTTACTGGAAAATTATCTATCTTAGCAAATACTGTTTTTTGTTGATTGTTTTCTTCAAAACTTATGTTTAGTTCACTAAGTTCAATAGGAGGTGGAGTTATAATCTGATTACTTTTAGGATCAGTATATGGATATCTTTCTACTTTAATACTTTTTTCAATCTTCATGAGTAGTGTCCTTATTACTTATAATCTTAAAAAACATAGGAGCATAAGACTCTTCCATATCTTTAATAAGATCATGGTGATATTTACACAAGGTTATCCCATTATTTATATGAAATCTTAGTCCTGGAAAATCACTCCATTTATTAATATGATGAGCATTTAATTTATTGTGCTTATTGCAATTTGGCCATTGACAAGTATATTTATCTCTAGCAAATATTTTTTTAATCCAATTTTTATATTCTGTATTATAAATTCTTTTCATAAAAATTATTATATCTCTTCAGTATAATTTGAATTATATACTATTCTGTATAATAAACCAATAGGTCTCCGCTTTCTGTAGTTAAAATATTATTATTTTGATCAATAATAAAATATGGTTCTACATCGCTACTGGAACTACTACTCTCACTTGATTCACTACTAGCACTACTTCCACTAGAATCGCTACTGTTGCTACTTCCGCTAGAATCACTACTAGCGCTAGAGCCACTGCTATCACTGGAGTTGCTACTGCTATCGCTACTTCCGCTAGAACTACTACTATTACTAGAGCCACTACTAGCACTACTGTTAGATGATCCACTACTGTTGCTAGTATCACTACTAGAAGTATTTTCTCCACCAACTATACAAGTATTTGTAAATGGATAATGAATAAATTCTAAAGTAACTCTAACAGTTGAACCATATAGATTCATATGATAAAAAACCATATCTGATACTTGAATATCAGAAATTCGTGCTAAATGCCATCTGTATTGATTTAAGTTTAATAAATCTTCGTAATTAATACGATTAGGATTAATAGATCCATTTAGATTTAGTTCATAAACTTTATCTTGGACGATTTTATTAATATCATATAACCAAATATGCCTATCTTTTTGATATCTAATAGCATCAACTATTTTATATCTTTCTGTCTTATTTTCAGAAATAATGTGACATAATATATCTTGTTTAATGATTAAAGAATGATCTCCTAGTCTAAAAGGAGATGACGATTCTCTTGCATCAGCTTCAACAACAATAGCTGGTAATTGTACTCTGTGTTCTGCTGCAACAGCGAAGTCTCCACTATTATAACTATTAAATTGATTTGATGTATTTTTATTGGCTCCTAATTGTATCTCTTTCCATCCAGGAAATTCGTTACTATTATATATTTGCACTTGTTTATAGCTATAAGAAGCTTGAACACTAGTATTAGTTGGTAAGGCTTGATTAAAAATAATTTGTCCATTCGGATAATCAACAGTATATCCAATAGTTGAATTACCGGTTGGTGCAGGATAAAAAAGACCACTTACATAAACCCCACTAAAGGCATTGGGCTCGGTATCTTTGAAACAAATACCATACTCATGAACCCAATCTTTTCGTGGACTTTGCCATACTGTTCTTTCTGGCCTATTTTGATCTTTAGTAGGTTTAAGTATATGTTGGCTAAAATTGTGTATATTTACTGTAGGAATATCAACATTTACATATGCCCCAACATTCAAAAGCCCCCAATTTAAAAAGGCTTTCATGTTGTGTTCTAGGTTTGTAAGTAGAGATTTCTCTGTAAAGCTGTCTACGCTAAAAAATGATGGTTTATAACTCATTTAGAATCTCTACTAGATTATGGTCACAGATAATCTTATTATAATTACTTTACAATAGTAATATACACATATCAGCTGTTTTTTGCTGATATAGACTCTGGAGTTAAGATAGGAATATCTACTGAACCGTCTTGATACTCGTGATATTCCATAAGTTTTTCTTTTTGTTTTTGAGTGGACATTGACAATATTTCCATTTGTCGTCCTTCTTTTTCTCTTATACTTTCATCTTCCAACATTCGTATCAGGCCCGTCCAAGAACTTTTCCCATCCTCTATTCTTTTAATTCTTTGCTCTCTAGTAGCCTTCAAGTCTTTACTAATTTTTTGTTGCTCTGTTAATAGTTTAGTATATTCATTAGTATAACTGGCTATGCTATTTCTTGCAAAACTTAATTGTGTTTCTAAATTAGCAAGTTTTGGAATATCTCTGTCTTCTTCTTTCTTTTCATATTCTTTATCAACAAGCTTCTGTAGTTTCTCAGTTTCCGCAATATGTCTTTTGCGTTCTTTCATAGAACGATTAATAAGAATATCAATAGTAATAAATTGTTTAATTTGAAGTTCTTCAGCGGGCAACACATCTTCTCTAAACTGCTTAATTAAACTAACCCACGTATTTTCAAAGTATTCCAATTCGCCACTATCAGGATCAAATTGTCGTAAAATTTCGCTCCAAAATGTTTTTTTATGCAGTTTGTGCTTTAAGTACTTACTATCCTGCTCGTCAGTATCATTAAGGGCCAACAGATTATTTTCATCAATATATCTTTGAATAGGATTGGGCCCCCTATTTAAAATATTTGCAATCTCATCTATAGAAAGTTGTTGGAAATTTTCCCGTATAAATTTTTCTTCATCTAAACTTAACTGGCCCCTTTTCTTAGTACTCATCTTCCCCTCTTTCTTGCTCAATATTTAAGATTTGTTTTATAGTCTCTATAAGAACGTTATAATCTTTTTTAGGTATCTTTTGGTTTGCCATAAAATTCAAATATGCTGGCCTTAGTTTAATAGGTAAATTTTTATCTATCAAATCAATAATTTCTTTGTTTTTAATAAGTTCGCTAGAGCTAAAAGAGTGGGGGGTATCATTTAAATAGTCAATAGCTAGCGGCTTCATAATATTTTTTTTACTACTATTTTTAGTTTCCCAAGAGTTGTAAGGTTCACATTCACTTTTATCTTTGTATTTTGAACATTGGTTGTCGCTTTTGGAATATGACTTATCAAAGAAAGGACAAGTTAAGCAGGGTTTATCTGGTCTTTGGTAGTTGTCTCTTTTGTAATTAAAGAGTCTATTTCTTACGTGGGTCCATAAGAAATTTTCTAGGGGCCTTTTTTTGTCATAAAATTGAAGTCCTTGAATAGCAAATACTGTTGCTTGTTGCTTCATGTCCTCAGCTTCATGATATCCAAATTTAAATTTGTATATGAGCTTTTTAGTAATTTTATCTAAGGCTTCTAAAAATAAAGCTTCATCAACTCCGTGTAGATAATCCTTACTGGGTTTGGCCACTTTCTTTTTGGTCTTCTTTGGTAGTTTTTTCTTTTTCTTCATCTAGTATCTCTGCTATGGTTTTATTATTAGTAATATTTAATTCGTCGGGTCTTAACATAGTATCTGATCCAACAATATGAAGTACTGATTTTATTAAATTTTTGATCATTATAATGTCCTTGACGATATTTTGTACAGTTTTATAATAGAGCAGATAACAAACTAGTCAATGTTTTACACTATACGGGAAATTTTATGAGCAAAAACTACAAAAAGTGGACTGAGGCCGAATTAAACTTTATCAGGAATAATAGTAATAGTATGAAGGATAGTGAGATAGCGCAGAAATTAGGGGAAGTTTCTGGTGATAGTAGTATTACTGTTGCTATGGTGCGCCGTCAAAGACGAAAGTTGAATATGGCAAAGACAAGAGGGCGACGAACCAACAAGGTTGTTGTAGCATCTTCTGGGCCTAGCGGATCATAAGGTTCAAGAATCTAATATAAATTATAAGTGGTCATTAAACTGGCTAATTATATATGGTGGTGGGTATTGTGTTTGTACCACCGCCCGATTTTTGAGACTGATTCTCAGTACCATAAAAAAACAGAAAAACCCCCCATAGTGGGGGAATGCTATAGCAAATCCTGTGCCAAAAAAATTTTTCTTTTTTCCTAATTTTTTTTTCTTGATTTTGTCGATACTAAATGTAGGATGATTGAAAAGAAAGAAAAGAGGAAGAAAATGGTAGAAATTCTTTACGTTTCCGATTGTTGTGGTGCCTATCTTGCCGATATTCATGTAGAGCATGAAATTTGCCCAGATTGCCACGATCATTGTGTGGTAATTCGGGAAGAATATACCGTTGCAAAATGAAAAGTGATTTTCTTTTCTTGCAATGCCGATACTAGAATGTAGAATAGAGAAAACGAAAGAAAGAAAGAGAAAAAAAATGGAAAGAATGATGAGTGTGAATGGTTTGATTGCTAGTCTTCCGCGAGTTGTGGAAAAGAAAATTTGGATGGTTACGGATGAAAATGGTCAGCCTGTCCAGTGTGTCAGTGCGACTGACAATCGCAAGTCAACTGCACAGAAGTA